AAATGTATTTACATCTACTATTGTTAATGGATTTATATTAGATGCTGAATTTAGAATTTTAAGAGAAGTAGATTCTGATAATAATAGAAAATATGCAACCGCTACTGTTATTGCAGCTCAACCTTACGTAAGCACACCTCTTTTAACAGATCAAACTTTGATTATAAGAGAAGCTCAAATCATTCCAGGAGGTGCATATACAGGTTCTAATGCTGTAGTAGAATATAGAGATACTGGATTTATTAATGAATATAACAGCACTAATGCACAAGGATTACCTAAATATTTTAGTTATTGGGACGAGCAAACAATAGTATTAGCCCCAATTCCAGACTTGACATACACTATGCAATTAAATTATATCTTGAAGCCAGCAGGATTATCTGTTAGTAATACGACAACATATTTAAGTAATCAGTTTCCCACTGGTTTATTGTATGCATGCCTTGTTGAGGCGTATGGTTTTTTAAAGGGTCCGGCAGATATGATACAATTTTATGAACAAAAGTATCAAAGTGTGCTACAAGGATTCTCTATTGAACAAATGGGAAGAAGAAGACGAGATGAATTTCAAGAAGGTTCACCTCAGATTCAAAAACAAGGATAATAATTAGGAGATAAATATGGCGTTTACAGGAAATGCAATTGCAAATAGTTTTAAACAACAACTACTACAAGGTGGTCATAATTTTACAGCTACTACGGGTAATGTTTTTAAACTTGCTTTATACACTTCTGCAGCATCTTTTACTTCTGCAACAACTGTTTACACTTCAACAAATGAAGTTGCGAACACTGGTCAGTATACAACAGGTGGTGGAGTTTTAACAAATATATCACCTTTAGTTTCTTCAGGAGTTGCATTTATAGATTTTGCAGATATATCTTTTACAGGAGTTACTTTAACTGCAGCAGGATGTTTGATTTACAATACATCAAACTCAAATGCAGTAGTTGCCGTATTAGATTTTAGTGGAGATAAAACTGCAACAGCTGGAACATTCACAGTTCAATTCCCAGCAGATACATCATCAGCAGCTATTTTAAGAATCTCCGGATAATAGGAGCTTAACTTATGGCGAATGGTTGGGGCCAAGGTGCTTGGAGTACAGGCGAATGGGGAACAGGTAATGTAAGTATTACTGTTCAAGTAACTAATCCAACTGATATAGCTTGGGGTGAAGATACTTGGGGCCAAGGAACTTTTGGCGGCATAAATAATCTCAATATTAATTTAGAAAATGTTTCCGTTGCAATTGGAATAGATGTTCTTGTAACAGGACAACAATTAACTGTTGATTTAAATTCAGTTACACCTTTAGCAGATGCTAATGTTGATTTAATAGGTCAAGAATTAACAACTACTTTAGGAAATGTTGATCCAGGACCAGATGTTGCTGTTACAGGTCAAGAATTAACAGCTACTTTAAATTCAGTTACAACTTTAGCTAATGCTGATGTTAATTTAACAGGTCAAGAATTAACTTCTACTTTAGGTGATGTAAATATTAATATTATACTAAATCCTATTGATGTAACCGGAGAAGAATTAACAGCTAATTTAAATTCAGTTGAAATTTTATTAAACACTCCTATTGATGTAACAGGTCAATTATTAAGTGCTACATTAAATTCAGTTACAGCGTTTACAGATGTTAATGTTAATATAACAGGACAACAATTAACGTCTATTTTAGGAGATGTTGATCCTTCACCAGATGCTATTGTTGTAGGTATTGGAATGACTGCTTCTTTAGCTATAGGAACAGTAGTTATTGCAACAGCAAATGCAGATGTAACCGGTCAACAATTAATATCAGCTTTAGGTAGTGTAAATTTAACAGCAAATGCCAATGTAAATGTAACAGGAAATACGTTGACTATGTCACTAAATAGTATTAATAATCAAATTTGGACAGTTGTTAATACAGGAACTCCAGCGAATTGGACGGAGATTGACACGGCTGCATAAATTTAATAAACAAGCATAGGGAATTAATATGGCATCAAGTTATTCTACAGATCTTAAACTAGAACTCATGGTTACTGGCGAACAAGCTGGTTTATGGGGTGATATTACAAATACAAATTTAAATATTCTACAGCAATCAATTGCTGGTTATGAATCAGTTACATTAAACGCTACAACAGGAGCAACTTTAGCTTTTTCTAATGGTGCATTATCAAATGGTAAAAATGCTGTTTTAGATTTAGCAGGAACTTTAACTTCTTCAGTTAATGTTATTATTCCAGATTCAATTGAAAAAACATATATAGTTAAAAATTCAACATCAGGTTCTTTTGCAGTTACATTTAAAACAACTTCAGGAACAGGTGCTACTTTTGCAGCAGCTGATAAAGGTATAAAAGTATTATATTCAGATGGAACTAATATTGTAGATGTAAATGCTAATTTATCTGCATCTAGTTTTGAACAAATTAATTTACCAACACAAAATGAATTAAGATTTGAAGATTCAACGGGTGGTCAATATGTTGCACTTAAAGCAGGTACAACTGTTGCAACAAACGTAACTTTTACATTACCAACAGCTGATGGAACAGCTGATCAAGTTCTAACTACTAACGGATCAGGAGCACTAGCTTTTGCAACTGTTTCAGGTGGCGCAGCATGGCAAGCAGTAGTAACATCAAGTTTAACTGTAGTAGCTAAAGGTGGATATTTTGTAAATACATCAGGTGGTGTAATTACAGCAACTTTACCAGCAGCACCAGTATTAGGTGATTTTATATCATTCATAGATTACAACGGAACATTTGACACTAACAATTTAACCATTGCAAGAAATGGTAAAAACATTCAAGGTGTAGCAGAAGATTTAACCGTGTCAGTTGAGCGTGCAGGACTTACACTTGTGTTCACAGACAACACTCAAGGCTGGCTATTACAGAATAAATAACCATGGCTACTTATAAAGGTATAAATGGTTTTGCAGTTCAATCTGTAGCAACAGACCCATCTCCATTAAACGAAGGACAAGTTTGGTATAATAATGCAACGTATGCATTTAAATTAGCAAGTGTTACGACTGCTGGAACTTTTGCAAGTGGAGGTAACATGGGAACGGCGAGATATAATTTAGGATCAGCTAACGCTGGATCACAAACAGCAGCTTTAGCTTTTGGTGGTACTCCAGGAACAGCCACAGAAGAATATAACGGAACTTCTTGGGCACCCGGTGGAAGTTTAAATACTTCAAGAAAAGAACTTGCAGGAGCAGGAACTCAAACAGCTGGTTTAGCAATAGGTGGAGAACTTGGTCCTGGTGCTCTTTCAGATGCAACAGAAGAATATGATGGTTCTGCTTGGACAGCAGGTGGAAATTTAGGAACTTCAAGAAGATATTTATCAGGTTGTGGAACTCAAACAGCTGGATTAGCTTTTGGAGGAATTATTGGAGTATCTGTTACAAATATTACAGAAGAATATGATGGTACTTCTTGGACAAGTGGTGGAAATTTAAATACTTCAAGAAGAGGTTTAGGAGCTTGTGGAATTCAAACAGCTGCTCTTGCGTTTGGTGGCCAAACACTTCCAAAAACAGCGGCAACGGAATCTTATAATGGATCATCATGGACTAGTGTTAACTCATTAAACACAGCAAGATCTGTATTAGGTGGAGCAGGAACACAAACAGCGGCTTTAGGAATGGGTGGTTATACTCAACCAGGATCTACAGGAGCAACAGAACTATGGAATGGAACTTCATGGACAAATAATCCAACAGGATTAGGTACGGCAAGATATGGTGGAGGTTCAGCTGGTACTCAAACATCTGCTTTATTATTTGGAGGTAGATCTCCAACAACAGCAGTAACCGAAGAATGGACAGGCCCTGGTTCGACAGTAACTCAAACAATAACAACTTCGTAATATACAATGATAATGAAAAATGATATAAACAACTTAATAAGGAGGAAACATGGCATATAAATACTGTGTAGCAGAATGTTGGGGAAAAGGATTTATCACTCACAGTGATGCATCTAAATACCAAGTTTCTGGGTTTCCAGGTAATGTTTGGCAGATACCAGCAAATAACCAAGATGCAAATCTTTGGGTTAATAAAGTAGCTGGATCTTTCAAAACAAAAGCAGAAGCGCAAGTGATAGTCGATGCAGAAGTTGCAAAAGCTCAAGCAGCGTGGGATGCTTTACCTGATGAACAGAAGCAACAACCGTTTAATAGACAACGACCAACTGCTATCGTTTTAGAATAAAATTTTTATGGCAACGTATTACGGAACATATGGACAAAAAGTCCAGTACCTAGCGTCCGATCCATCTGATCCACAAATAGGTCAGGTTTGGTATAATTCTACGTCTGCTGTTTTGAAGGTGAGACAACAAACTACAGTTGATGCTTGGGCAAGTGGTGGTAATTTAAATACAGCAAGAAGAGGTGGTGTTGCTTCGGCAGGAACTCAAACTGCAGCATTAGGTGCTGGTGCGTATCCTCCTTTTTCAGCGGCAGTAGAATTATACAATGGAACTTCATGGACAACAAATCCAGTAAGTTTACCAAGTGCCAGAGCAAATAATTCTGGAGTCGGATCACAAACAGCTGCTTTATCTATAGGTGGTAATACACCTCCAAGTTTTGCAAAAATTTCTAATACAGATTCTTGGAATGGAACATCTTGGTCAAGCGGAGGAAATTTACCAGCGGCAACACAAGCTTTAGCTTCTACAGGAATTTATACAGCAGCTTTAGCTTTTGGAGGAAATGTTGATCCAGGAAATACTGCTGTATCTCAATCTTATAATGGAACTTCTTGGACAACGACTCCTTCTATGAATACAGCTAGAAGAGGATTAGGTGGTGCAGGTACACAAACTTCATCAATAGGATTTGCTGGTATTGCAACTGCTAATTCAGCAGCTACAGAATCTTGGAATGGAAGTTCTTGGACTTCTGTAAACTCAATGAATACAGCTAGACAATATATAGCAGGTTGTGGAACTCAAACACTAGCTTTAGGTTTTGGTGGATATACAACATCAACAGAATCTTGGAATGGAACTTCATGGGCAACTACGACATCTATGACAACACCAAGAGGTGGTAGTGGAGGTTGTGGAACGCAAACATCAGCTTTAGCTTTTGGAGGCGGATCTCCCGCAATAACAACAACCGAAGAATGGACAGGAATAGTAGATTCAACTAAAACAGTGACGGTATCATAATGGTAGCATACACAGGAATACAAGGACAGAATATTTTAATAGTAAGCTCGGATCCGTCAAATCCGACTGAAGGTCAGATTTGGTATAATTCAACAAGCAATCTTTTGAAAGGTTATGCGAATGTTGTAACTAATGCTTGGGCGAGCGGCGGGAATATGAATACGGCGAGAGATAGACAAGTTCAATTTGGAACACAAACAGCTGCTTTAGTAGCAGGTGGATTTCCACCTCCTGCTGGCACAACTGCAACAGAAACTTATAACGGTACTTCTTGGACAACGACTCCAGCTTCATATCCTGCTGGAAAAGGAGCAGCAGGTGTAGGACCTCAAACAGCTGGTTTAAGTTTTGGTGGAAGAACTGCAGCTCCTTATTTAACAACTACATTATTATGGGATGGATCAACTTGGACAACTAATCCAACTGGTTTAAATACAGGTAGATCAGAAGGAGGAGGTGCTGGAACTCAAACTGCAGCTTTAGGATTTGCTGGATATGATCCTTTTACTTCTCAAACAGAATCATGGAATGGATCAACTTGGACAGTTTTACCTGCTACAATCAATACAGTAAGAAGAGGTGTTGGAAGTGCAGGAACTCAAACTGCTGCTCTTATGTTCGGGGGTCAACTAACACCGCCTAATACTCCAGCAAAATCAACAGCATCAGAATCGTGGAATGGATCAACTTGGACTAATACTCCTTCTCTAAATACAGGTAGAAACAATTTAGGTGGATGTGGAATTCAAACTTTAGCTATAGGTTTTGGTGGAGATAGCGGACCTGGAACTTCTGCGGCTACAGAATTGTGGAATGGTAGTACTTGGACAACAAGCCCAACAAGTTTAGCAAGTGCAAGACGTTATATTGGAGGTTGTGGAACACAAACAGCAGCATTAGGTGCAGGTGGAGCAACTCCTCCTACAGTTGCAACCACAGAAGAATGGACAGGTTCATCTGTACAAGTTAGAACAATAACAACTTCATAAGACCTTTACATTTAACCTAACATAGCTTATATACATCTCATGACAGAGAAGAGAGATATAAAAGAGCTTATACAACAAGAAGAAACACACCTTAATAATCTACTTGAACCAAATGATTTAAAATCATTTAAAGGAATGGTGGATGAACTTCGTGATACTTGGACTAAAAAACAAATCTTCCGAACTGAAACAGAAGCTAGAATTTCAGTATTACAAGATAATCGTTATCCAAATAATGCTTCTAAATACTGGCAATGTGTTAGAGAACAAAGTGTATTTCTTGAAAATTTAATGTCATTATCTTTTGATTATAGACGTAATGAAGCTAAAATTAAATGGCTTACTAAAAAAGTAGAAACTGAAACAGATGAATATAAATTAGAAAATTATAAAATAGATTTAGATGAAAAAATATATTCTAAAGCTAACATGGAAGCTGTTGCAAAAGATAGAATGAGAGAAATTAATATGTGGTCTAAATTAAAGTTAGAATTTAATGATGGTACCTTTAATGATAAAAATGTAAATGAACATCAATTAGATACCTATCATCAAGTATATTTAAACAAAGCTAAAACATTAACTTCAGGTTCATCACAACCAGAAGTATTTAATGTGGTGGGTCAATTAGAAACTATTGAAAGAGTTAAGAAATCAGGTGAATTGAAATACGATAAGAAAGAATCTATTACTTATGGAAAGCAAAACTCATAAGAAGATCTTCTTCTTATTAGCGCTACCAAGATCAGGTAACACCTTATTTGGTTCTATCATGAATCAAAATCCAGATATCGCAGTCACAGCCAATTCTATTACATTAGAAATAATGAAAGATGTATTTCTTCTTAAACAAACTGATGTATTTCAAAATTACCCAGATCATAAATCATTGGATAATGTATTGTCTTCTGTCTACAACACTTATTATAAAGATTGGAATTATAAATATATCATTGATCGTGGTCCCGTAATGACGCCAGGTAATCTAATGTTAATGAAACAACATCTTGATCAACCTATAAAATGTATAGTTATTTGGAGAGATCTATTAGATGTGCTTGCATCTTATATTAAATGGTTTGAAACAGAACCTTCTGCATTTCCTAATAAATACGGCAAGAAAACAATAGAGGAAAAACTTTGGATGTTAATGAATGTAGATGGAGCAATTGCTAAAGATCTGATTGCAATTCAAAATGCATTAAAATCAGAACATAAAAATATGTGTCATTTTCTTAAATATGATGAATTAGTAAATGATACGGAAAACCAAATAAATAAGATATATGACTTTTTAGAAATACCTAGATTTAATCATAACTTAAAATCCTTGAATCAATTTAAAGTTAATGGTATAGGTTATGACGATAAAGTGGTTGGAAATAGAATGCATACTATTAGAGAAGAGATTAGAAAGGAATTAAATCCTTACCGAGCAATGATACCTGAAAGTATTATTAAAGCGTATGGACACATCGTATTATGAAAATTTTAATATTTGGATTACCAGGATCTGGCAAATCTACATTTGCTAAAAAATTAGTTGAGAATAAAAAGATACCGCATTTCAATGCTGATGAAATTAGAAAGCTATTTGAAGATTGGGATTTTACAGAAGATGGTCGTAAACGACAAGCTAATCGTATGATGACTATGTGTGATCTTGCAGTTAATCATGTTGTTGTAGACTTTGTTTGTCCATTTGAATCTTATAGATCTTTTTATGATATGAAGATTTGGATGAATACAATTGATAAAGGAAGATTTGAAGATACCAATAAAGTATTTGAAAAACCTAAAAAAGTAGACTTTGAGATAAAAGATTTTAATTACGACAACATTATAAAGGAGATACATGGACTACTCTAAACCAACAGCACAAATGCTTGGACGTTGGCAACCATTTCACGATGGACATTTAGCTTTATTTAAAGAGATATTAAAGAAGACTGGTCAAGTTTGTATTATGGTTAGAGATCAAGTTACTACAAAAGATAATCCATTCGTATTTGATGAAATCAAACAACGAATCGAGGAAAAGCTTAAAGATTACACAGGTCAATTTGAAGTTATAAAAGTTCCTAATATTACAAATATTTGTTATGGTAGAGGTGTTGGTTACAAGATTGAAGAAATTGTATTACCAAAAGAAATACAAGAAATATCTGCTACTAAAATTAGAAAAGAAATGGGGTTATGAACTTTAACTTTACATTCCTAGGTCAATCAATTTTACGTTATGAAACTCCTTTAGATATATTTCATGCAATCAATCAAACGTATGAACAAAAATTTAATAAATTAGAACCAGCTAATAAACAATTAGTAGGTAAGATTAAAGATGAACATTCTTTATTTTATGATGGAGAAGATGAATCTAAAATGAAAAGACATAATGAATTACCAAAAAATGTTTTAGATTGGTTTATGGGTATGTTTACTCATTATCTAGAATTCAATCATATAAGACAATATCAAAATCATTTAAATTCAATATGGGTAAATGAAATGAAAGCTCATGAATATAATCCGGTACATGTGCATCAAGGTAATTTGTTTACAGGTTTATCTTCAGTTATGATTTTAAAATTACCAAATACTTATGGTGTAGAATATTCAGCAGAAGGATCACCACAAAATGGTAAACTACAAATACTTGGATCTTCTTCAGGTCAATTTGCTAAAGTTGATTATGAACCACCTATGAAACTACGAGACTTCTATATATTTCCATATGATATGCGCCATTGCGTTTATCCATTTAATGGAACAAATGAAACTAGAAGAACATTAGCAGCTAACTGCGATGTATTATATAACCCAATAATAAATAGAGGAGCACAATGATATATACAGAACCAAAATGGAAATCATTAATAGTTGAAACAACAGGACCTATATTTACACCAGAACAATGTCAGTTGATTATAAATGCAGGACGATCTGAACCCGTTCAAGATGGACAAGTTGGAGGTGGAGCAGCTGGGGTGGTTGATACTAAAACTAGAACTTCTCATATTAGTTGGATTCCATTTAATAAAATGCCTGAAATGTATTCAACATTAGAAACAATTATGAAAAAAACTAATAATAATCATTTTGGATTTGAAGGAATGCAAATAACAGAACCTGCTCAATATACAGAATATCCAGCGGGTGGATTTTATGATTGGCATATAGATTCAGATGTTAATGGAATAAATGAACCGCCGGTTCGTAAAATATCTATGACATGCTTATTATCTCATGAATCAGAATTTGAAGGTGGTGGACTTGAACTTATGTCAGACGGTAAAATTGCAAGACCTAAACAAGGTCAAGCTATTTTCTTTGCAAGTTATATTAGACATCGTGTAATACCAATTACAAAAGGAATTAGAAAATCACTTGTTATGTGGTTTGGAGGTCCTTCATTTAAATGAACCGAGAATTATACTTTGCAACACCAGTCTATGTCAAAGATGTAGGCACACCAGAATTTAACAATCAATTAGAACAAAATATTGTAAATTGGTCTAAACAAGATAAAGGTGAAGTTAGAACTAATGTGAAAGGTTGGCATAGTACAACAGATATGCATACTAAACCTGAATATAAAATGTTAGTTGATTTATTATATGAAGCACAGGGATTTATTTACAAAGATGAATTATTAGACAATGAACCTTTTCTTGGCAACATGTGGGCCAATATCAATCCACCTGGTGGTTTTAATAAAGATCACACACATCCTAATTCACTATGGTCTGGAGTGTATTATGTAAAAACTCCTATTAATAGTGGCCATTTAAATATTCAAGATCCTAAACCTTGTAGTTTAATATCAAGACCTAAAAGAAAACAAGGAGAACTACCTATACATCTATGGAATGATGTAAATTTTGAACCAGTAGCTGGAAGACTTATAATGTTTCCATCATGGTTAAATCATTGTGTGAATCCAAATCAATCTAATGATATAAGAATATCAGTATCATTTAATTTTTTACAGAGAGGAATGTTTGTATGAGTTTTCAACAGAATAAGTATCAAGTAATTAAAAAAGCAGTTCCATATGAACTTGCTAATTTTATATTTAACTACTTTTTACTCAAAAGAGATGCTGTTAATTATATGTATAAAAATAATCTAGTAGCTGAAAATGGTATGTTAGGTACTTGGAAAGATCAACAAGTTCCAAATGTATATTCTCATTATGCAGATTTTGTTATGGAAACATTACTTATGAAAGTAATGCCTATAATGAAAAAAGAAACTAATTTAGATTTAATACCTACGTACTCGTACGCGCGCGTGTACGAGAAGGGATCTATTTTAAAAAGACATAAAGATAGACCATCTTGTGAGATATCTACTACATTAAATCTAGGTGGAGACCCGTGGGCTATCTATTTAGATACAACAGGAAGTAATAATGTAATTGATGAATATAAGAATATAATGAAACCAAATGCACCAAAAGGCATAAGAGTGGATCTTGAACCAGGTGATATGTTAGTGTATTCTGGATGTGAATTAGAACATTGGAGAGAAGAATTTACTGGTAACATTTGTGCTCAAGTTTTCTTGCATTATAACCATGTAAATGGACAGTTTGCAGATTCCAATTTATATGATAAAAGACCTTTATTAGGATTACCACCATTCACTAAAGTAGTGTAAATCAACAAATCTGGTGGTATAAGAATAGCTTATGCCAATTAATAAACTACAATTTAGACCAGGAATCGATAAACAAAACACTCAATACGGTGCAGAAGGCGGTTGGGTTGATTGTGATATG